GAACTGTCTTTAGAAAATATATCGTTTATGTAACATGGACGATTTTAATGTTGGCGCGTTGCACGAAAGCAGAAATGAATGGTGTGCAAAGTTGATCACAATTTTGACGCCGTTGGTTATTGATGGATACAAATCGATTTTGGAGGAAGCTGTCAAATTATGCAAACAGAACGGCGAGATGGACAAGTACTTGATGACATTCCAAAATTTCGTTTCGCGAATTCCGAAGTGGAACAGCACAATCATTGAGACAGAGAAAAAGAGAATTTGCGACAAGAGCGGTTGTGTGTATTTGGAAGATCTTGTGACTTGTGTCCATATCATTCAATTAAAAGTTTTGACTGCCATGCGTGTCGGTCAGAAGCAAAAGAAGATTGATCTCGATATCCCGAAGTTGGATGATTTTATTCACAAGCTGTATATCGGCGTAGCGCGAAAAGTGTATAAGAATGTCTATTTGTTTGAGCTGAATATCCCACCACTTGAAACGCAGAAACGCAACCGTGAGCTGGAGATTATCGTACAGGAGTGTATTTTGACCACAGTTCGCGAGAGTATTCCGGTGGAGGCGATTTTGAAGGCGTATTTAGAGGAGACTGTTGAGGAAAATGTTACAGAAGAGATTAAGGATGAGATTATAGAGGAACCGAAGGAGCCTGTGACGGAGTTTGCGAAGGAACTAGACGCGAAAGACACTGTAAAAGAGCCTGGCGTTGTTACTGAATCAGAACGAGATGCAAAGGAAAAGTCGAGTATTCGTTTCAATGATGTTGATTATGTCAAGGGACCCGACAATACGATTGTGCCTGTCGAAGCGCCCAAGACGAATGAACGATTGAAACAGATTAGTGAGATGAGAGAGGAACAAAGGAAAAAGATTGAATCAGATGATGATGATTACGGAAATGTAAAGTTATCAATCTCTGACCAGTCAATTGTATTGGATAACTTGGATGTGCATGATTTAATTGAGCCGTCATTGGATTTGTTACCGGATTTACTAATTGATGAGATCGAGGTCTTGGAGTAAGTAATTACGAAAAGAGCGAAGAGAGACAATTGCGTAAAACCCAAAATAAGAAATTGAAACGATACTGTAAAATGGAAAATGTTTTCATAGTTGCAGCAATTATATCGTTAATTTTTCTTATTGCCAAGTTTATTGAAATGCGATTTGTTGACAAAGAAAGCAAGCCTTTGAAGTTGTTGATCCGCGACACCGTGCTTGTTTACTTTAGTGTAGTTTCTGGTAATTTCATTTTGGAGCAACTGAGTCCCGTCATGCAGAAGGGGGGCGTGACTCAGGTTTTCACTGATAATCCTGAATTCTAAATAAATTCTTTTTGTATATTATGACAAAAAGAATACGAACAACAAAAAATAAAACCAATACAAGAAACGCTAAGAAACTGCGGTTGCAAGAACTCATAAACGAACGGTCTCATGAAATACATAGAACCGAGACAATTTAACAATAATATATTTTTAAGGCGCTATATATATAAGAATACGAATGCCAGTAAAATATGAAATGAAAACAGTGAATACATACGATGAAGCATATAAAATCGGTTCAAAATACATTGAGCATCTAAGCAAATCATCTGCGTCACATATGACCCCCGACAATCTCCCTGCTCAGATTTCAAATCCGATGTGGGAAATGTCTGTCGATTCGCTTCGTAACACATTGAAATATATCTGTGAGCTTCTGCATCATCAGTGTTATATGATGTGCATTCGCGACAATAATATCCTGATGTGTAAGCTGGATATGCAAACCACTGCGCCAATATTCCAAAGGGCCATTGACAAACATCTTACCAATTTAGACAACAACCAAACCATCACTGAGACACAAAGGAAATTTATTCGCGATTCGATCGGTAAAAACAGAGATCGTCTTCGTGTAATGCAGTGCATTGTGAAACCATTCAGTGAAGATAAAGGGACAGACAAAACAGAAAATGAGTATTTGCAATTGTTAAAAGGGCTCGATCTACCGGACGGAGTATTCATTTTGAATTTAACGGATGCAGTCATTCTTCGAAATCATGGTAAATCGCCGTTTGCGATGGTCACCGGAAAAGTCCAACTGGACAGCGAGTATGTGTTCGACAAACATTTGCCCATTTTGAGCATATCAGGCGAGCGACACTATCTGGACATTCCAATTCCCAATTATGATGATGTTATGACCGTCTTGAAACAAACCACCGTCAAAACAAATGCCGCCAGAAAATCGCTGCATCAATACAAAATCACACAAGCGTCTGCTGCGCCAATTGCGGCAACAGGCGTCAAGTGGGACGCTGGTCTAATAACCGATTGGTCGAAGAAGATGAAGACCAGCGCCGTCTTTCGAGGCGGTCCCACCGGATGCGGTTACACGGAAGAGACCAATATGCGTTTGAAGTTAGACTCGATCAACTCAAATTTGCTCGATGTTCGGCTGTCCAAACCGGCAGGGGCTTCGTCGATAGACACCAAATCAATCCGATTTGACCCCAAGTATGGTCTGGGCATTATGAACACCAAGGTAAATTATAAGAATGACTTTTTGAACATGCGGCAACAGAGCGAGTTTAAGTATATCATTCATGTCGATGGGAATGTGAATGCGTATCGATTGCTCACCACGATGACGACGGGTTCTCTCATTTTGCGTGTCATGAGTCCATACACTTCGTGGGTCGATCATATGATAAAGGCGAAAGTCCATTACATTCCCGTGAAGGAGGATTTGTCGGATTTGTTGGATGTCATCAAATGGTGCAAGAAGAATGACGACCGATGTCGCGAGATTGCGAACAACGGGCTCATTTTTGCCAGATCTGTATTAAACAAGAAGTTTATCCAGTCGTATTTGAGCCAGATCATGTGGTCGCTTGCTCCAGGTGGGCAGAAATCACATAGTTTTGATGCTGCTATTGCTTCTGCAGTTCCCACATCTGCTCCTCAGCCAGCGATTGCTATGCCAGTGGATGCAAGCGAATATCTTGAGTTGCCAGCAGACAAGAAACAGTGTCCCAAGGGTTATAAATCCATTCAACATGAAGGACAGAAAAAGTGTAAGAAGATGCAAAAGGCAAGCAAACCGCCTGCAACCAAGACGAAAAAGGTGCGGTTTGTAGATGAAGGTGAGTATGTTGATATTCCCGAGGGTAAAAAACAGTGTCCCAAAGGTTACAAGGCTGCTCTACATGAAGGACGCAAACGATGTAAAAAGAATGTCACCAAAAAGTCGCCGCCCAAATTAGAGATTGCTGATGACGACACTGACGAAGAATAGCGTTTATCCACTTTCAAAAAAGTGGATAAATAATTTACAATTGGTTACACCGACCGAAAAGAGAAGCGCCGTTTCAGGCTTGTTTTCATTTGACAGCATATAATTACGCGACAAATGCATAATCAATCACAAATTATAATTAGCGCGTTACACGAAAATGAATTTCATCCAGATTACCAAATTGTCGCGCCCGACCCTTTGTATTTGTCATGTGGCAACAGTTGGTCGAGCGCCACACATTGTGACCACATATGGTCACACACTGTAGCGCGCAAACGAGCGCATAAAACCCCGGCATTCCAGGCGACCAATTGGTTATCCAAGTGTAATTCCATTTTACGCTACGCGCCAATTATAATTTGTGATTGATATGCTGATGGTCGCACAAATCTTGCCACTCAAAGCGGTTTTGGCTCAACCTTTATTAAAGGTGGATTTGACTCCACCTTTCCCAAAGGTGGATGGATGTCGATATCCATAATGTCTCCCTTCACTTCTCCCTTGAACTCGAACGCCTTGAATTCTTTGCGCTCCAACTGCGCCTGCGGCGTGTGATTATGCACAAACCTGGCAATCATCTTATACAGCTTGAAGTCTGGATACCTGTCTGAACCGTCATTCTTATAGAGAACATTCACACCATTATCATCCAAACACCAATCAATGATGATCTTCTTCACCGGATCCTTGACACACTTCTTCACATCTTTGATATCATCCACCATAAAATCAAATATAGAGCATGCGAGGCGGCACAAATCAAAACTGTAATTCGGTTCCAAACGCGGCTTCTTCTCGTTGAAGTAAGGCTCAGTATTGTATTGGGTCGATGCGTCTCCTCCCGGGCTGAAACTGTCGCTGCAATATGTCTTACCATTCACCTTGTAAATGCTTCTCCCGAAATCAATGATCTTGAATATGCGACCAAAGGTCGGCACCTTATACACCTTTCCTTTGAACTTGTAAAACAGAAACTTCTTGTCCGTTTCAATATACATCACATTGTTCGTGTGCAAATCATTGTGCGTAAATGAAAACAGTTTTTGATATGTCAGCAAGGTCATAATAACTTGCATGAGAGCCGACAACCATTCGTCGTTCGTAAGATCATTCGAGAAAATCAAATCGTCCAGTGTGTTGTCGCAGTTCTCCATGCAAATCACTTGAACTGGAAATTTGGGAATGGTCGCTTCAATAACTTCTTCCTCCTCCTCATCTGAATCACACGACGATTCTTCGTCCGCATTGTCTCCGCAGATGTCGTCGTCTTTGTTGTCGTTGCCATTGTCCTCTGCAGAAGTATAAGACGACCGCGACGAGCACGATGAACCAGACGAATCTGATCTCAAACTCTTTGAAACACGCTCAACAAAATTCATTTCATCGAAGGTCATTTCATCGAGGGTTTCCGTTGGGGGCTCCGTATTATTCGGATCAAAGATGTCGTCGAATATAGAATCGTCAATCGGGGTAGCATCTAGTTCTACATCGCCGTTTTGTTGAATTTGAATCGGTTTTCTCTTATCATTTTGGAAAAGGTGTTCGTAACTGTCAATTTTGAACAACTTGTTCTTGTTCTTGTTGAAATAATCCGATTTGTGCAGAAACTCAATGTCGTCATACACATTCACCTTGAAGTCGTTCTTAACAGCAAGAAACGATCCATAATAATCAACTCCGTTCAAAAACTTGTGTTCGTGGATCAAACTGTTGGTAAAAAACAAGAACATCCCATCCACATATGCGCAGTTGTTGGGGTCGATGAATGATGCGATTGTGTTTGTTTCCTTATAATCAGGCAGATTCAGCATCTTGTCGGCCTGGGCAACATACTTACCAATCAGATACTTGTAAGGGACCAATAAAGGTGCCAACTTGAAAAACACCTCCTTATCCTGGACCTTTTGATTTTGATTGTTCTTCACTTTGCATTCGAACAGGTTGGGGCAATCATCTACTGCCGCCTTGACACTTGACAAATACCACCGATGGTTCAGATTCACGCCATTGTAATTCGTTTCGTTCAGTGAAAGAATTCGTTTGTAAATAGGGATGTAATTCTGGGCGTTCGAGAGAAACAGCGATTTCGGATCTTCTAAACTTTTGAAAAGTTCCTGATTCTTCCGTTTTTGATAATCGATTTTAGTCATCATAGCTATTTGGAATATTAATTCTGTTTGGTTCTAACTCATCCTATCCACTTTTAGAAATCCACTTTTGGGAAAAGTGGAGCAAAATCGCAAACGGTGTAAGTGAAACAAAAAGAAAACCTATTTGGCAATAACTAAATAACAATAATGTTGAGGATTTGGCTCCACCTTTTCTAAAGGTGGATTTCTAAAGGTGGATTTCTAAAGGTGGATTTCTAAAGGTGGATAGATGCGTAGTTTTATGCCCAATTTAATTTAGCATTAGATTAGAATGGCTTCGTTAGAATTAAGAAAATTTGATATGAAGAACATCAGCTTCAAACCAAATGAAGCGAAGGGGCCCGTCGTCGTCCTCATCGGTCGCCGTGACACAGGTAAGAGTTTCTTGGTCCGCGATCTCCTCTATTACCAGCAATCCATCCCCATCGGCACCGTCATCTCGGGCACAGAAGAGGGCAACGGATTCTACAGCTCCATGGTGCCCAAGCTCTTCATACACAATGAATACAACACTGCAATCATCGAGAACATCTTGAAGCGTCAAAAGACCGTCTTGAAGCAAGTCAAAAAGGAAATGGAGACATACAAGCGAAGCACCATCGATCCACGAACATTCGTCATTCTGGATGATTGCTTATACGACAACACATGGGCGCGCGATAAGATGATGCGCCTTTTATTTATGAACGGCAGGCACTGGAAGATCATGCTAATTATCACGATGCAATACCCGTTGGGCGTACCACCCACGCTCAGGACTAACATCGACTATGTTTTCATACTGCGCGAACCCTACATAGCGAATCGCAGGCGCATCTACGACAACTACGCGGGAATGTTCCCAACATTTGAGTCCT